CTTTGTTGACAAATGATTTGGTAAAAAGAAAACACAATTATTATTTTTACGATTATATGAAAACGTATCCACACCACAAGCATGTTAATTCAAATAGAGTTCAATCTGGTCAAGGAACAACAATGTTAATTAATGATGCCAAAATGTCACAGCGACCAGACAGTGCATTTTATGTAAGCCCAAAACAATATCAGTCTTTTACCCCGGAGTCTGAAAATCTTGTTGAGGAGACTTTGTTGGAGAGGAATTCGCAATTTCAACAAATTAGAAATATTAAATTAAGTATTGTTGTTCCGGGTGATAGTCAAAGAAGAGTGGGAGAGATTGTATATATTAATCTCCCATCGATTGAACCTAAGAATGAGGAAACTCCCACCTCTGTCGATCCATTTTATTCTGGTAGATATATGATTTCTAGAATTAAACACACTCTTTCCGCAGAATCAAATACCTATGAAACTATTATGGAACTGGTCAAGGATTCGTACACGTTCCCACTGCCAGAAAAGAAATAGGAGATAATAATGGGTCAGCCACAAGGAATGGGATTTCAGGGAAATTTTCACTGGTGGGAAGGTGTTGTTGAAGATAATTTAGATCCTTTGGGTATTGGTCGTTGTCGAGTTCGTGTTTATGGGTGGCATACAAATGAAAAGGCATTTCTGCCCACGGAAGATTTGCCTTGGGCATATCCGGTTATGCCCCTAAATAGTCCAAATAATAAAATATATGGAATTAAGATCGGGACCAGAGTTTTTGGATTTATGCGAGACGGAACATCAGGTCAAGATTTGGTTATGATGGGCACGGTCAATACTGGATATGAAAATCCGGGCAAGGGTTTTGATGAAGAAGATCCAATGGCAGATCCCCCGTCGTTGGCAAGTAATGTTCCAAGAACAGGCGATTATGGATTTACAGATGATCGAGAAGGTGCTGGTTCATCTGTGATTGGTGGTCAACCGAGAAAATCCCAAGTAACAATGACTGCAACATCTTCTTCATATGAAGACCAGCAAGATTATTATCCTTTTGAGAGTGGAAAAAATGAACCTAACACTAATAGACTTTCTCGGGGACAAATTGAAGGTACAATTTCTGAAGCCCATTCTGCGGGAATTTCTGAAGTCACAAAGGCATCCTCTGGGTCAATCTCAGAACCAGCAAATCCATATGCTGCACTATATCCTTTTAATTCTGTAGAAGAATCCGAAAGTGGTCATTATCGAGAAGTCGATGACACTCCGGGTGCTGAGAGAATTAAAGAGACACACAGAACCGGAACTTTTTATGAAATACATCCTGACGGAACAAAGGTCACAAAGGTAGTCAATGATGAGTTCTCTGTTACTATTGGAGATAAGGGAGTTAAGGTTGAGGGAGTGTGTGCTGTTCATGTGGTGGGGCAAGCAGATTTCTATTGCGAAAGCGACATAATGGTTAAGACGGACATGGCTGCTACGGTTTCTGCGGGAACATCCGCAACGGTAGAAGCTGGAACAACTGCAATGGTAAAGGCAGGAACAGATGCTACAGTTTCTGCCGAAGGAGATACAACGGTTGAAGGAAAGGGAAATGTTAAAGTTCTTTCTGAAGGTAATTTAGATATTCATTCTGGGGGATTAATGACATTCAAAGATAGTAGTATTGGTGGCACGACAGTTCCTTTGGATACACTCAAAAAAGATATTGACGAAGGCCGTCGAGTTGATTAACTGCAAAATTAATCATATAAATACATAGAAGGAGAAGTATTTTGCCCACACGACAAATTTGGTCAGATTTGGATATGGACTTTACGGCACATCCAAATACAAATAAATTAGTTTTGAAAAAAGATGCCGATGCTGTCATAAATTCGGTCAAAAATCTTCTTTTAATTAATCATTATGAAAAGCCATTTCACCCAGAAATAGGATCGAATTTAACAAAACAGTTATTTGAACCTGTTGATGTTCCTACATCTTTGAGACTCAAACAATCTATACAGGATACTATAAATAATTTTGAACCAAGAGTTATAATATCTTCATTGGACGTAGACCCAAAAGAAGATGAAAACGGCTATAGAATTTTTTTGAAGTTTTTTATTGTCAACGAAGAAGTTGAACGTCAAACATATTTCTTTTTAGAGAGACTCAGATAAAATGGCATACACAACTACGACAAATAAACTCAAGATCACAGAACTTGATTTTGATGAAATTAAAACTGCATTAAAAACTTATTTGCAGGGACAGTCTGAATTTGCAGATTATAATTTTGAAGGGTCTGCTCTTAATATTCTTCTTGATGTTCTTGCATACAATACACATTATAATGGCTTCTATACAAATATGCTCGCCAGTGAAATGTTTATGGATAGCGCATCGTTAAGGTCTTCTGTTGTTTCTCTTGCAAAGCAATTGGGATACACTCCTGCTTCAAGAAGGGGGTCTTATGTAAATGTTGATATTACAATTACTGATGTTTCTGATAATCCCGGAAATATACCCATCAACAAAGCCACAAAGTTTGCAAGCAAAATTAATAATCAAACATATACTTTTTTGAATCCTTCTGTTGAAATTGCAACAAAACAAACTGATGGATCTTTTAAGGCAACAAATGTTGAAATTCGTGAAGGAATATATTTTACTAATAGTTATACGGCAACAGGATCTGAAAATGAACTTTTTGAAATTGCAAATAGGGATGTGGATGTAGATACTTTGGTTGTTTTTAAGGGGGGAGAATCATATCAGCGAGTTGATGAGATTACAGAAATCACTTCTACTTCCAAAGTTTATTATTTACAAGAGGGAAGAAGTGGAAAGTATGAAATATATTTTGGGGACAATGTTCTTGGAAAGAAAGCAGAATCCGGTGAGACTATAGATATTTCATATTTTGTTTCCCTGTTGGGAGAAGAAGGAAACGGATCAACTGTATTTACCGCTGCTCAAGTTATTCAAAGTTCTGGTTATACAATTTCTGTGTCACTTTCTCCCGGATATACTAGATCTTCTGGTGGTTCGGATAGAGAAACAGTTTCTTCGATTCGATCTCAGGCACCAAGGCAATATGCATTACAGAAAAGAGTTGTTACTTCAGATGACTATAGGGCAAGATTGGTAAATGATTATAATCTTGTAAGTTCAGTTCGTGTCTGGGGTGGGGAAGAGAACGATCCCCCAGAATATGGAAAGGTCTATATTGCTATTAAGCCAAAAACTGGATACGTTCTGTCAGATGGTGAAAAGAATACTATTAAAAATGATATTCTTAAAAAAAGAAATATGGTAACAATCACTCCAACAATTATTGATCCAGAATATTTAAATTTGGTTTTGGATTGTCGAGTTTCCTATGACTCCAGAAAGTCTGCAAAGTCATCAGCCCAGTTGCAAACAATAGTTCAAGATACTATTTCTAATTATTCAGATGTCTATTTAGAGAAGTTTGATGATTATTTTAGAAATTCTATAGTAACAAATCAAATAGATTCTTCTGACGTTTCCATTACAAATAGTTTAATTAACCTCAAACTTAAAAAATCATTCACACCGAGAAATAGAGTTCTTGGAACATTTGAAATTCGTTTTGATAATCCTCTGCATCGTCCCCACGAAGGTCATATGAGTATTTTAAGTTCGACTACGTTTACTTATAATAAATTGACAAAATGCTCTTTGACCGATAAAGATGGTATTGTGTATATCAGTCGTATTGATCCGATAACCGTTGGAAAAAGTGATATTGCTCAAATTGGAACTATTGATTATGATAACGGCAAGGTCAATCTTGAAAAAATTTCAATCGAAAGTATTGATGATGGGAGTAATTTTATTTACGTTGATGCGGTTCCAAGACTCAATGATGTTATATCAAAGGGAAGAACAATTTTATCAATATCTTCGTCGGATATTTCAATAGAAATGATTGACGATACCACAACCATAGCATCTAAGGCTGTTCAGGGATATTAACATATAATGGGAACAATTAACAAAACATCGAATGGACATCAAACTTCACTTTTGATTTCGGAACAGGTTCCTGATTTTGTTTCGGCAGATCATCCGATTTTTGTTTCTTTTCTTAAAAACTATTATGAATTTCTTGCTCAAGCAAATTCTGGAATTAAAACGTCAGACGATGAAAGTTGGTATTATGGTGCGGATTATGCAACAAGAAGTATTCCAGATATTAATGATATTGATACTACAGATTTAGATAATTTTATCGATAGCTTCCGCAGACAATATGCTCCGACCCTTCCGGTCCAATTGGCGAATACTGCAAATAGAAGAGTCTTGTACAAGAATTTGGGTGAGTTTTATCGCGCAAGAGGAACAGAAGATTCTTTTAAATTTCTTTTTCGTATGTTGTATGATGAAGAGATTGAACTCTATTATCCCAAAAGAGATATGCTAATTGCAAGTGGCGGCAACTTCTTACAAAGAAATACAATAAAAGTTTTTGCTTCAAATGGAATAATGAATTATGTAGGAAGACAGATTACAGGTGCAAATAGCGGAGCGGTAGCAACTATTGAAAGAGTTGTTCCGTTGCCACACTCTCCTGATTTATTCTTTAAGTCTGGAGGCGGGCCCGGAAATGCAACCACACGGGATAAACTTTTAAGTGATGCATATCATCCAGATCTTCTCAAAGATATTGAGATGCCCACGGCTAATTTTCTCGTCAATCCATATACTATGGCTAATGGTGTTTTTGATATGTATGAATCTGTATACGTCAGTGATACCAATAGCGATGATGTGCCAACAAATACTATTATTATTCCTACAGTAACTAAAGTAATTTATAGTGATTCTTTTATGAATGATTCTGCCAATGGTGTAGTTTCTTATTTTGATGGAACAAGAGCAAAGAGAGAGTCTTCTAATCCGCCTTGGGGAACATCAAATATATCAAGTGCAAATACCGGAAACTGGTATCTTGGTGCAAATACCAACTTTGAAGGCGAGATTCGATTAGTATCAAATGTTACGAGTTCTATTTCTAAACAAGTATTGCAAATTGGAAATAATAATATAGAATTTGCGAGTAGATATGCAGACCAAAGAGCAATGTACTTGTCTAAAAATATTCCATTTGACACAACAAAATTATACAGGATGACGGTTCGTGCGAGAGATCTTGGCGGCAATTCTTCCTCAAGCGTAACGAATGGAAATCGTTTTTATAGTGGAGTCGTTACGCTCAATGGCAATACCCAAATTTTTGATGCCAACGGAACACAAACTTACGGTGAT